TACCACGCCATAACTATTTACCTATAATGTTTTGCCCATAAGGGCTAGTACGTTAATTTCCTGAACTGAAACTTCTGATCCGTTTATATCCGCTTCTACACCAACAGTAATAATTGAGCCACCGCTAGTTGTGTTAATAGACTTGCGCGTTATAGATGTACCGCCTGAAAACTCAGCTATGTTGTACTCTGACGTTTGATTAAAGAAAGCAATAGAGCTTGTATCAGCACCTAACGAAAACGAAGCAGACTTAAATACATCGTCCAAGTCATAAGCCCACTTCAAAAAGATTGTTTCTGTGCCGCCACCAACAATCGTAGGTCTTAGCTTCTTTAAAAACTTTGTCTTGGACGGATCACCAAATGTTAATCCGGGACTAACGTACTTAAAGCGGTACGACTCACCTTCATCTTGATAACCAAAGTAAGTACCGATACCGTTGACTGTTCCTATATAAAGAGTTCCATCGTCTTTTCTATGCCATGCCTCAAACTTACTAGAAGGCCATCGAGTAACACGGTACGACCCATTCTCTAAATTACCCCGCAAATCAAAACAAAGTGTTGTGTTTTCAGCAGGAAAAGTAACTAGGTAAAAAGCGTTTTCTGGACTGTACACAGAGTCAGTAGGGTCAGTCCTGTTTGCAATCAAGTCTGTTAGCTGGCTCTTAATGTTTCTACTTAAATCTGTCAGAGGCAAAGACTTTTCTTGTACTGCTCGTCCAACGCTGCGTAATCCACCGTGAGACAAAAACAATACGTCAGTACCGATGTGCTGCACAGAGTTCCTGCAAATGCATCCAAGACCCGCTACGGTATCTGTAATGGCCATAGTAGCAGGAGAGTTAGCGCCTCCATAAACAACAATGCTATGCTCACCAAAAATAATTAATGAGTTGTTGTGGGCTGCTAATGCTCGTACTTCATCTGCACCGTCAGGCCATGCTTTAGATATGTCGATAGATCCGCTAGAGCCACCAGTCCAGTTATGACCTATGAGTAAGTCAGACCAGTAAATAGTAGTCTTGTTAGTCGCAGTACCTACACACCAGAGTCTACCAAAAGCAGCTAGCGCCTCGTGGCAGTACTGGTTAACACCAACAGAGGCTCCAGCTACGGACGACATCTTAGTAACTGCACCGAGACTATTGCTATAAACAAGAGGCTCATAACCTCTCTGGAAGAAATAACAGTGGTCATTAAAGTTAACCATCTTCCAGTTGTTAGCAGTAATGGTATACGCAGCAGGTGTCTCGTCTACAAGCGTAGCTGTCCCAGACAGTATCTTGTTGTTGCCTGTGCTGAATAACTTTTCGTTACCATCTTGATCGTAGAAGTAATGGATCTTGTGAATACGATCAGACCCTAGCTCAGTCTTATCTGAGGTGATTAAGTTGATGCCTTGTCGAGCACCAAGACGACCACGCTTGTCAATAATTGCATTGTCTGCAACTTCAGCAAACGAAGGATCCTGCGCTAACGGGGAGTCTTCGTCGTTGATTCCCTTAAACGCTGGAGCTACTAAGTTAATACTCTGTAAAGGCTGGGCCATTATTGTTCCTTATGGAGCATACCAAATGGTTTCATCTGGATGCTTTTGGGCATCAAGAGCAATAGCGTCAGATAAATAGTTATCAGCTATAGCAAAGTATTCTGGTGCTGATGTTCCTCCAGTTTCACCGCGCTCACGAGCTAACAAGGCAATAGCCAAATGAATAACAGGAGCAGAAGGAATAACCAACTTATCTACATCAGCACTTAGCTCAGGGTTTCTAAATACGCAGTTGAAACGAATGGCATAAACACCGTCAGGCTTAGGATATACGTCTATTTGAGTATCTCCGTTGTTGTTAACTCCGTTGTACGTGTAATACTGAGGCGAGCCGCTAACGGGGTCTTTGTTGAGGTAGTTGTCATCAAACCATGTAGCTGGACGGTACTCCATAAAAACATTAGAGGTATCGTTAACAACATTGAGCGCCTTGACACGATCTTGGCTTCCTGTGAGTACGTAGTTAAAAATTCCAGAAGTAGTCGTGATCGTAAGGGTAGTTCTAAGGCCAGACCAGTCCCACGCTGCTTCTACTATGTTTTTAGCATCGTTAACAAAATCGCCTACCATTTTGCTGTATGTGTTTGCGGTTACGGTAGATACTTCGTCTTCCCGCATACGCCTTAACACATTATTTACCAATTCTAAATATGTCATATAATGCCCTTAAACAAACTTCGACCAATTATACCGTCAAGTTCTTTTGAATAATCTTTTTGCCCAGAAGAAATAATCGGCATCATTTCTGGGGTCTGGTAGTTTAGGCTGAAATTAAACGGCTTAAATTCCGGCATACTAAAATCGCTTTGCTGCGTAAGCATACCTTGTTCAGGCTCTCCGCCTTCCCCAGTTCCTCCCGGCCCTTGACCAATATCAGGATCCCCTGTGCCTTTGTCAAACATTCCCGGCATAGGTGCTGGAGATGGCCCGCTGCCAACCGTAGGCCCACCAACTCCAATAACATTTGGCTTTTCTGTTTCTCCGGGAGCGCCTGTTTCGCCATCACCTACAATGCCTCCCCCGTCACCAATTGCAGGAGTTTCGCCAGCACCAGTACCGGAAGACATACCATCTTTTGTTTCGGGACTACCTGACTCTATCCACTTGTCATACCACTCTTGCTGGCCTTCTGTGGCTTCTCCAGCGTTTACCTTCTCAACAATATAATCTTTGTTTTTTTGCCATTCCGTCCTGTTATCAGCAGGCATGGGAATATCTATTGTTGGGCCACCTGTAGGTTGTTGGATAGTTCCATCTGCATCTGCAATGTTTCCAGATTCTTTTTCGTCTTCAAACGCGCTTTCTGGCTGCAAGTCGTCAAACTGCTGATCCTTCAAGTTGGTCAATTTGTTCTGATATTTCATTTGCAAGCTCAAAATCTCCAGCGGCTATTGCCTGCTGAAGCTGCTCAGTAAGCTGCTCAAGGCTTGATCCTCCCGGCTCTGCTCCAGTAGCAGGCTCACCAGTAGCGCCTTCAAGCTGCTCATCTTCGCTTTGAAGAGGGTCTGGTGCAGGCTCCTCTGTTTTAGTTTCCTCAATAGGCTCTACAGGCTCAGTCTTAGGTTCTTCAGTAAACGGACTTTCTTCTACGACGTAGGTGTCAAGAGAATCAGAATCAACAGACTCAGGATCAATATACACAGCGCCTGATAATTCATTAGGCTCTCCGTATAAATCTATCGGAGTAGTTCCGTCTGTTATATTCCATATACCCTCATCTGAACCGTCTAAAGCTCCTCCAACTAAAACAACAATATCTCCAGAAACATTGACTCCTATTCCTTGTTCTTGCATATACTGCTCAAACTCTTCTACTGAACCAAACTTTTGCATAACAGCAGACAGTTCTTCTTTAGTTATTTCTACTTGACCGTCAAAACCGCGTTGAACAAATAAATCATCAACAAGCTCTTGACCACTCATGTTGTCATAATCTTCTTTAGTCATTCCAAAACCTTGGGTAGCTCCAGAAGGATCTCCAGAAGATAAATAATTTAAATATTCTTCTTTAGTTGCTCCTACATAGTTTCCTTCAGTGTCTACCCAACCTACGTCTGGATTGTAAACAGCAAGAACTGTACCATCCGCTGCTGTTAATATGCCGTTTTGAGAATCAAACACTTCTCCAGCAGCGTTTCCTTGTCCAGCATAAACATAAACATTTCCGTCTGTGTCTACATAATTTCCAGTATCTCTGTCAACACGTAAGCCAGTAATGTCACCTTGCGCTACAAGATTTCCGTTGGTATCTTTGTAATATCTAGTTCCTTCTTGTACTGTAAAATCAGAACCAGTAACACCAACTTCTTGCAGATCGGATCCAGTAAGCATTCCATCGTTATTAGTGTCTAACTCATCCATAGTCCCCATGTTTTCGCCGTCGTAGTTAAACACATTGCCATCTGCGTCAACCATTAAGCCATCACCCACAGTAGAGTAATTAGGATTTAGGAATGGATCTTTTATGTCTGCGTCGATTGCAGCCTGTTGTAACTCATCGTCTTCGGCAAAGAATTGTTGTAGTTCGTCTTCAGTCAGGTTTGCACTAAGAGCAAATTCATCCAGTGCTTGTTTGCCACCAGCGCCAATTGCAGCGGCTAATGCCTGCGTCATATCTACGTCGCCGGTTAACGCAAATTGAGCCAGCATATTGACTCCACCGGCCTGTATAGCTGCATCTGCTATGCTATTGCCAGTGCTAATTAGCTCTTGGAATTTATTAACTTGTTCTGTTATTTCGGTAAATACGCCCTCAGCCTCGCCAAGAATTTCGTTGATTTCAAGCGTTGATAAATACTCTCCTGCTCCGGCTATCAATGCACCAGCTATATCAAACTCACCTTCCATCAAAACATTGGCAGCCTGAGAGGCTATACCCGTTGCTATAGAAGATGCCACTCCTGCTGGAACACCGGCACCTACTAAGGCGTTTGTAAGCAATGGCCCTAACGCCTGACCTGTTGCCCAAGTCAGCGTAGCTTTGACTGCAACAGGCATAATGTCAGATAGCACTGTATCTACAAGACCCTGAAGACCTGTAGCGCCCTCGACTACTCTGGTGTAGTTTTCTTGAGAAAGAAGCGGATTTAAACCATAGTCAGTCCACGATCCGGGGCCAAGACTTTCACCTATATTTCCATCCCAAGCTCCAGACCCACCAAAGTCTCCATCAGCAAAACTAGGCTGTGTGCGCGTTTCTACAATAGTACGCCCGCCGCCACCTTCAGTTTCTTTACGCCATGTAACCCCGTCATCCTGAAGCTCCCAGCCAT